CCAGCCAGCCAGTAGTAGTAGTGGCAGTAGTAGTGGGGGATAGGGGTATGGGGTAGTAGGGGTGAATGATGAATGAATGAATAATGAATGAATGATGAGTGAATGAGCGCGCAGCTGCGACTGATGATGACCGTTCGCCGGCAATGAGCCGAACCAATCGCGGCCGCCTAGCGGGTGGGGTATGGGGGGGAAGGGGGTAGAGGGGGGAAAGGGGTACGGGGTGACTAATAGCCTGATGAATAGGCCGCTGAAAAATGATGACCGCTCACCGGTGAACGATTGACCGAGCAGCAACAGGGGGGAAGGGGGGAAAGGGGGAGAAGGGCGGCAATGATGACCGACTAACAAAAAGACCCCACCCCCGAAGGGGTGAGGCCTTGTTGCCCGTTCGCCGGTAAGACTAGGAGAGCGACCCCACCCAAGCGCAAGCGTCGCAGCCGTCGCAGGACTCGTTCCCCAAGCGGTACGCCCCCGCGTGGAACATCTGGTCGCAGGTGAAGCCCTTGTGAACGGCGCAGAGGTCGTGAATCCCGCCCTTCGACATAGACGACGCGCCGAGCGCGGCGAGCACCACATCAAACCAACGATCAAGCCCCACCTTGTCGGCGTAGGCCTCAGCGAAGCCGTAGCACGCCACCGCTTCCTGAACGGACACATTTACGCCGTCGGCGTGAATCGCCACCCGCTCATAAAGGTAGGTGAGGCCTTCCTTGTTGGTTTCGGTGATGGTTGCCCCTGTGCCGGTCTGAGTCCACTTGATCGCGGTGATGTTGGCGGCGATGTCGTCTACCTCGCCCATCTTCCAATCCTTAGCCATTTGTGAACCTTCCTTCCTGTGCTGCTCGGCCATCTGCCGAACTACCCAGAGTGTACCGGCACACAGGCAACGACGCAAGCACCGAGCGCACCAGACGCAACAGGTCAGACGGCAAGGCGGCACGGCCACCTAGTAGATGGTGGGGGTATGGGGGTATGGGGTAGTGCGTATGAATGATGAATGAATAATGAATAACGACTAAGCCCTGACCAAGCCGAGAGAGTGGGGGGTAGGGGGGAGTGGGGGGTAGGGGTGTGGGGTGAATAATGAACGCCGGCGAAATGTTGCCCGTGTGAAGCTCTTGGAAATGGAGAGGCCGCCACCCCCGAAGGAGCGACGGCCTCAGTACCGGTGGAGCGCAGCCGTCTAGCGGTTCTGCTCCTCGCCGGAATCCAACCACGACACGAGCCGTGAGAGGTTGATAGTCCGGTGAGAGTGGAACGGCCTACGCTTCTCGCAAGCCGACCCCGGAACGCCGGCGTAATCGCACGCCGTCGTGTAGCCATACTCAGTTGGCGCGGAGATGACGACATCAACGCAAGGCTCGCCGGCCTTGTTGAGATAGATGCCGCCTTCGTGGACATCGCGGTTGATGGAGCCGGCTACCTTGTAGACGAAGGAGATGCGCCCCTTCTCGTCTACCTTCTGCTCACCGGTCGTCTTGACGCGACCAATGGCGCGATGCTCGGCCTCACGCGCCGCTGCTGCGGCCTCACGACGAGCGAACTCCTTCGCGGTCGTTGGCGCGCTCCACGCCGTAAACACTCCGAACCGGCCACCGAGCCGGTCGGCTGCGGCCATCGCCGCCTCGTGCGTCATTCCTACCTTGCTCATTTGCTACCCCTTCCTGTGCTGCCGATTCATCAGACCGGCTATGCCCATCATACACACCCCACCAGAGAACGCAAGCCCCCCCACCTAGCCGGTAGGCCACCGGAGCCGGCGTGCCGGCGTAAGAGTCTGGGGGTCTGGGGGTCTGGGGGTATAGGGGCGTAGTGATAAGGCGTAGTAATGACGCGCCTGAAATGTTGCCCGTGTGAAGCTCTACAAAGAGAGAGGCCGCCCCCCGCACAGATGGAGAGCGGCCTCGTAGACGAACCGGAGAGGTCTAGCGGTAGTCGCTCGGCATCACCGGATTGTGGAGCGAGTCAATCCACACCGCACCAATCAGCGGCGTGTCGATCAGCGCAGACTCAACGGCCTCAAAGACCTCGGCACCGATAGCCGAAGTTTCGCCGCCCATAGCGTCTACGAAGTTGGAGAACTCGACCGGACTATCGGCAAAGGTAGCCGCCTGTGCCGGAGTCATAGTCTTCCAGTCGCTACCCTCATAGTACGCCCAGAAGGAGCCGCCGCGCTCGTCGTCAGCCCAACCAATCAGAACCGCAAGAGCGGTTCCGTAGGTTGGCACATAAGCGATGAGGTCGTCGCCGTCGCCGTAGCGCACATAAACGCGGAAGGCCGCGTCAGCCGGGAGCGTCTGGCGGCAAGCCGGGCAGGTTCCCTGCGACTGGTTGCCGAGGTACTTCTGTACCCACTTCTGCGCCGTACTCCTGATGTCGATCATCTTGTTCCTACCTTCCTGTGCCTGTGCCGTTGGCAAGTGCCAACACCAGAAAGGTAGCAGGTCTACTGGGGAAGTCAAGCCCCCACCTAGCGAGCCGGTATCCGGCACGGCCGCAGGTATCCGGTAGAGGATGGGGGTGTGGGGGGGTCGGGGGTATACAGGGGGAATAATGAATGAATAATGACTAACTGATAACCGGATTCGCAAAAACACGAGCTCGCTAAAACCCGGAAAAGACGAGCTCGCTGAAAGTTGCGCAGCCGGGGTTGTGGGGGGTGTGGGGTACGGGGTCGCGGGTACAGGTACGGCCTGAATAATGACTAACTGATAATCGGAGCTGCGACAAAGAGAGAGGCCGCCACTCCCGCACAGATGGGAGCGACGGCCTCGGAGATAATGCGAGCTGCTAGCCCTCGACTTGTTCCTCACCCGCGATGACCCACGACACGAGGCGCGTGAGGTTCACGCTCCGGTGCGCGTGGAACGGCTTCCGCTTCTCGCAAGCAGTACCGAGCTTCCCCGCGTTAGGACAGGCCGTAGTGTAGCCGTACTCCGTAGGTGCTCCGATGATGAGCGAGAGCGTAGGCTCGCCCTTCTTGTTCAGCACGATTCCGGTGGCCTCTTGCGTGCGGTCAAGCATACCGGAAGCCGTGAACAGGAACGCGACGCGCCCCCTCTCATCGTAGCGAGCTTCACCGGACACCTTCACCCGACCAATGGCGCGATGCTCGGCCTGTCGCCCTGCTGCGCCTTCCTCACGACGCTCCAATGTTCGCGGCGTTGTCCAATCGCTCCACGCGGTCAGAGTCGTAATCTTACCTGCGGCCTTCGCCGCTGCTGCTAGTGCTTGCTGTGTGTTCATCGGTTCCTTCCTTCCTTCCTACTGCTCCGGCTACTTGCCGAGCTTCTCTCCATCGTTGCGAGCTTCTGATTCGCAGCTCTCGCAGAGAACGACCATTGAGCCGTCGCGCAAGCTCCAAAGGCCGCTCTCGCCGACCCTTGCCGCGCACTCGTTCACTCCGTACCCATCGCACTCGTACATTTTGCCCCCTACTGCTTCCTGCCGGAAAGCTCCGGTGATTAGATACTACACCCAACCACAGCAGAACGCAAGCCACCCTAGCGGGTAGGCCGCCAGCGTACCGGCGCGCGCTCTCCGGCGAGCTTCTGGGGTGTGGGGTGCGGGGTGGTAATGCGCGGAAATAATGAGCTGTAAATAATGAGCCGGAAATGATGAGGCCGCCCCCCGCACAGATGGGGAGCGGCCTCGGAGAAAACCGGAGCGAGCGACTACATCGGGAAGCCGCCGCGCTCCAACGCCGAGATAATCCGCGCTACTTCGTTAGCCGTGAAGCCGCGCAGGTTCTCGTTGTGAACGAGTGAGCAGGTGCCGACCAGACCGCCGCCGTTGAGATAGGCCGGTGCGCTCTTGGTAGCAACAGCGAGAACATCGCACGCGGTCAGGTTGAGTTCAGGGTCGGACTTCAGCAGCCCCTCCTCGTCGGCAATCACCGAAACCTCAACGCCGCCAATCTTGCCGTGGCCGACAATCTCCACCATCTCGCACTCGGTCGCAGCGTAGAGGCCATCAAGCCCTTCACCGCGCGCCGTAATGGTGATCTTGCCCGGAGCGATCCGGAGAGCGTAAATGTTCTCCATCGTTAGCCTTCCTTCCTGTGTCTATCGGGAAGCCCCGACTCATAGAGAATACACGACCCACCGGAGAAGTCAAGCACCCCCCCTAGCCTATGGCCGCCCTATCCCGCAGCAGCTCGAAGTGTTGGGGTATGGGGTACGGGGTATAGAGTGCGCGTGAATAATGAATAATAAAAACCCCCAGAGGGATGAGCTCTGGGGGTGTGATACCGGGGGAAGGTTTCCCGGCTTAGATAAAGGGCTCCTCGCCGCTCTCCATCAGGATAAAGCGTGCGACCATCTTGGCCGTGGTTTCGGTGCTGTCGTACTTGCCGAGCACGGGATACCCTGCCGTACAACCGGCGGAGTAGTCGTAGCCATCATCGGCACGCTTCCACAGCGTACCGCCGAAGTTCACGCCGTCGGTGCTCATCAAGGCCACCCACGCGTCGTCCGCAAGGTCAATGCGCAAGTATCCGGCCTCGTCCATCTCGTAGGCCTCAGTTCCTTCTAATGCCATTTGTCCTCTCCTCTCCTACTATTGCCAAACGACAACGCGCTTGGTCTGAACTAGTCTAACACCAAGAACGCAAACACCGCAAGCACTACCAGAGAAGCTACACGCCAAGTAATCTCCTCACGGCGACGGCGATGAACCCAATCCTCGGTGTCGCGCTGATACTGCGACTTCGTGATAACCGGGTGATAGGTTGGCTTGCGAAAATCTTGTACGCAAGAAGGGTAATCCCGATACGACTTACTCATACTCGCTCTCCTCTAATGGGTATCCGGCGTTCTCCAACACCTCAATCATACACGCACGCACGGCTTCCTTGTAATCACCAAAGGTCGCGCGCTCTCCGGGATAGAACCCCCGGAAGTCTACATCCGGCAGGTCGTCAGGGGTCAGGCCGCACTTGGCCTCAACCTTCCGCGCTACCGCGACATAGAACTTGCTGAACGGAACTTCTAGCACTTCGTTCTCATCCCTACTCATCAGGTACTCCTTCCTACTACGCCGGCAAGTGCCGACTACTGAACACTACACCCACTACTACGCTGTCGTCAAGGCCTCAGTTGGGTCAAAGGATTCAGGGCGTTCGGCTGCCACCCAAGCGTCAAGCTCCACGCGCCACTTCCACGGACGCTCAATGAGGTCAATCACCAACTCGCACCGGTAATCCGACTCGGCAAACTCGGCATAGCCGCCGCGAATCATTGCGCGAGCAAACGCCAACACATCGAGTTCGTCGTAAGGCCAATCAAATCGTCCCATTATCTCGTCCTTCCTCTACGCCAATCTCCTCTAAGGCCGATGCCTGAGCGTCAGCAAAGCACTCCGCGCAAATGCGCGACTCGTACTGCTGCTCATCATCAACCTCACTCCCGCACCAAGAACAAGCGTTCCTGCTCACTTCCACACCTTCCTTCACTACTTCCGCACGGAACTTCCGTACGGCTTCTGAACGAGTGTACCCATAGTAGGTCTGGGTCGTCAAGTACCCGCCCACGATTTCGCTGACCACCCACGCCCCAGAGGGGAAGCTCCGGTAGACGCTCATACCTTCTCCTGCCACTCAGAATACTTGGCGACAATCCTTTCGGCGTACCTCTTGGCCTCATCAAGGCCAATAAAGACTTCGCCTTCCTCGTTGTCGTGATAGACGACCTCGAACCACGGATTATTGTGGAACTCAAGTGCGCCGGACTTCTCAGCGTCAGCGAGCTTCTCGTCAGTATCAAGCCCCTTCGCGTCAAGGTCGTTCGTATACCGGAGAACGCTCGTGCTGCCGTCTGGCTCGGTAAAGTGAATCCTCATCTCGCCGTTGCGGTAAATGACCACGCTCTTATCGTCGGAGAACCACACCGGGTCGCAATCGTGATACGGCGTAAAGAAGGCCGCGTCGTTCCTGCTCAT